CTGATTCAGAGTCTAGGTATAAGACTCTGAAAGGCTTCCCATCTGGGCGTTTAAAATACGCTAACTGCATTGCCAGTGTACTTTTACCAGTAAAAGGTTCTCCATAAATAATAGTCATCAATTTACTCTGTGTTTTTGCTGCTTTTCTTGCTTTTGCCAAATGTAAAACTCCTTTATGTATATATTGTTTTGTTATTTATTTGTGAAATGATTTAGAATTGTTCTTACCAAACATCGCCTTCAGTATCATCTGAAGAATCATCAAAACCAGATCCCCATTCATCATCTGTAGAAGAGCTACTTGTCTGTTCGTCATCAGACTCACCGAAATCACTTCTTGCTGCTTCTGCCTTTTTAATAGCTTCAATCGCTGCATCAATTGCTTCTCTGGTGTATGTTTCTGAATCAATACTATCTTTGCTTGCGCCAGTGATAATAAGTTCTTTTCTTGCAGAATCTACGACTCTCTTTGTAGGATCTGCTTCTCCCCATCCATCATCTTCTACTTCAACTTCTTCTGTCTGAATTTCTGTCTTAATATGTCCCCAAACTTCAATAGATGAATATGGCTTAACATTCTTCTTAAAAGTTTTTGCTAATTTCTTATTTGTCATATAGAATTCAGCATCATCAACAGATGAATAACCAATAATCTTTCCATAAACGATAAAACGTCCTGTTGGCACATCATCTTCTTTTTCCTGTTCAATATTTGTAAAAACCATTGTCTGTTTAAAATCAGATCTTACTTTATGCTCCTCATCATCAAGATCAATTTCTTTACTTGTTAAACTAATCTGTGTTGGAGACATTCTTGACCACTGGCGTTTAGTTCCGTTTTCCCCAGTAAAACTTCCATATTCAATATCTCCTTTAATGAATACACTCTGGTTATCTGCCATGTGTTCTGAAGCATATTTTGTTAAATCAAATGGATCTAATACCAGTTTTTTGTTAACGACCTGTCCTTTATCATTAGTCTCTTTCTCAAGACCAACCCTTGAACCAATCAATGACCAATCATCTCCAAGCCCAAGCTCCTTAACAGATTTAAAACGGTCAGCCCAAGGAATATCCTTAGTTTTGTATGTAGTTTTTTTACCGTTCTTTTCTCTTTTAAGGAAATAAACTTTTGGTTTTTCAAATGCCTGGATTTTACATCTAACTTTTACGTCAGGTTCTACCTTAACTCCGAAAGATAACGTTCGTTTATCTTTGCCTTTCTGCGTTTTACCTTCCTTATAAAAGTCGTCTTTTGCACAATCAGTGATTAATCCTTCTAACTGAAATGTACCTTTAGTTTCTGGTAAGTTGAAAAGTCTTTTAGATTTTGTGTTTTCTGCCAAATAAATTTACCTCTTTCTGTTATTAAATTTGTTTAGTTAGTTTTTAGTTTGTAAATAAGTCATCAATTTATATCCACTGTCAACTCTGCCAAAGTCAACAGGAACAAAAAATAATTTTATCTGATCGTCTTACATTGCTATGATCGTTCTAGTACGTTTATAACAAATGCGTCAAAAAAATAATAAAAGCAAAAAGCTTTTTTGAAATTATAAGGATGGGATTAATTTATTTTTAATTTTTTTCAATTGATATTGAATTGCTTGATATGTAACACCAAGGGTATTTCCTATTTCTTCGTTCGTATACCCTTTTGCCTTTAAATTAATAATTAACCTGTCCTTATTATTTAGTATTCGCATTTGCTCATCAAAACACAAAAAGAAAATTAATTTTTTTTCATTATTTTTTTTATCAGCTAACAAAAAAGAATATTCTTTTTCGTCTTCATCTAAATCATTCATTAACTGATTGTACGATAAGGTAAGTCGTTCATCTCTTTTATCTGCAAATCTCCATCGAGTATATGCTATAATTTCTTTTTGCATACATTTATATGCATATGTCGAAAATGATTTAGATCGTGTTTCATCATAATCAGTTGCTGCCTTACACAACCCAATAGCAGCGAATCCATAATAGTCATCAAAATCTTGTCTGCGGATACCGCATTTTGTCATAGCAGAGTAAATCAAATTATGATTTTGTTCTACTAATTTTCTCTGTTCGTCATTTAATTTCAACGACATTTACTCCTTTATTTACTTGTGTTTATGTAATTATCCCTTGTAGAAAGGCTCCCATTGCTCAGATGGAAATTTGTTTAATTTCCAGTTATCAGGATAATTATAGGAGATATGACATATTTGCCTAGTTCCTCCATCCAGTAATTCTAAAAATGGACATGTGATATTACAACCACAACTATCTCCATTAAAATCACAAATATCTTGAATTGTTTTTAGTGCAACAGCCACTTCTTCCTTTGTATACTCTCCATAATTTTTCTCATCCATAAATCTTCATCTCCTACTTCTTAAATGCTCGCCACGTAGTATCTGGATTGTCATCAATCTCCCAAACATAAGGATCAGAATCTCTAATTGTGCAACTTGGCGCTCTCCCTGTCATTGTACATAATGGGCATTTTTTGCAATCTTCATCATTGCCATGAAGATAATACTCACATGTATCCTGAATTACATGCAATGCATTTAAAATTTCTTCAGGTGTATATTGCTTATTTTCTTTCTTCACTCTGTCTTTCCCATTCCTTTCTCCAATAATCATCTTCTTTGATATTGCCAAGTTTAACATATTGACTGGGCTTGATTTCTCCTAAGTCAATCATATCAGAACCATAAACAGATAACATCTGCCACGCCAAATCTTCATCATTATAAATAATCAAATATACGTCTTCGTCATCGTCGACCAACTGTACTACATCATATTCAAACTCATTTTCTCTGCCTGTTGATCTACAGATAGACTCTGGATTAATTTGACATCCGTACACAGCAGTATTATCTGTTCTTGGGAATAACAACCACTCATTGCCGATATATGTTCCGACAAACCATTTATTATCACATTGGTTTTGTGCTCGACAATACATTCCATTGTCTTGATAAAGTTTATTCATAAGAATTTACTCTCCTAACTCAATACCGCAAATTTCTTTTGCCAGTTCTCGTGCTGCAACACGACTTACCCAATCTGTCTGCCAACCATTTATATGTGGTGATGACCAATTTGTGAGATCATTGTCATACATAAATTTCAGCAAATCTTCTAAGGTATGAATGTCTTTTTTAACCTCATTTACCTTGCCATAAAACTCTCGTTTTAGAACCGCTTTTATTTCTGATTCAGTGCGATATATCTCTTCTAAAAGAACCATATATAAACCATGCGTTATACTATCTTGTATCATTATATATGTTAGATCGCCAAGACATTTAATCTCGGTAATAATTCCAGACTTAACAGTATATGGTTCATCGTACCAAGCAAAATACACTTCGTCTCCAACTTTGACATTGCCCATCTTTATCACCTCTTTCTAACACCAAGCCCACAAAATTACTCCAATTAAGCATGATACATGGAGCATAACCCATAAGAAAAATATCCTATATTCAGTTAAATCCCAATTATATGAATCATCACAACCAGTAACTATGAACCAAACCCAAACAATTACATATACCAATACGCACATAGTAATTGAAAATATTCTAATTGCTAGTTTGACATTATCTATCATCGCATCCTACCATTCATCTGCTTCAACTGGCTCTAATTTGTAACAAAATCTAACATGACTTCTTTTTGCATACCTTCGTATAATGTGCCATAATACATTTTCTTTAATTTGAAAAATGCCATTTTTAAATCATCTTCATAAAACTTACCTCTTTGCCCATTTTTAATTTGCCGATAAGGATTTTCAGGATGACAATACTCCACAGAAATTGTTCCATCATCTCTATCGTATGCAGTCTCCATCAAAATACCACCATTCTTAAGCGCCCGATATTCAACCTGATATCCGTCAATAAACCCATACGGATGCCACTCATAATCATCTGGTACAACAGCAGGTTCAATAACATCAAAATATTTTTCTAATTCATCTCCAGACATCACACCAAGATGCACTCCATCTACACCAAATCTAAAATTGATAACATTTTCATCTGTATCAATCTTAACAATCTCGCATACCTCCCCAAGATTATCAAAGCATCCCATTGGCTTCTTTAATTTAATCTTATGATCTATAGTCAATTCATTAATATTAATCATGCTGCCACCTTACCTTTCTTACTAAAATGTTCATTCCATGCATCGACCGCTTCTTGTTGATCGGCAGTTAGAGGATCATTGAATCTTTGCAGTGCTTGTACGATTCGTCCATTTTGTATTTCAATCGTCACTAAGGATTTGTTTGGTTCTTTTGCGTTTCTCAAAAACATGATATGGCATTCGCCATCAATGACTCGATCTATGTAACTTGCCACACAATTATTTTGCTGCACCGCTTCGTCTTTAATGTCTTGAGTGGAGTCTGGATAAAAGAATCTCAGTCCTTTATATGTAAATTCGTATTCTTTATTAATACGGCTCTTAAAGACTTCTTCCGAAAATTCTTTTTGTAATCTTTTGTAATTTCTTGTGACAATATCCATTGTTGTTTTGAAATGTCTTGGATATCTATCAAATTTATGACTGATTGCGTCCATCATACGGGCATAATCACGCAATTCTCCGAGTAACCAATTTATACTATTGGTAGCAGCTTCAAATGTAATTATTCTATCTATATAAACAAACACATCTGCAAGATTATAGCCATAATCCTGATTTAAAGCCTCCAAAATTTTCGTAAAACGATATCTATGATTATCCTCAAAGAAATTTATTAAATATTCTTTAGTTAATGTCATATACTCTGTCTGTAAAATCGTTTGTACATAATCTGGATACATCTTATAAAAATCAACAAAATCATTACTTAACAATCGTCTATTCTTCACACCAAGACAATAATTTCTCAACCATTTTGGTACTTCATTAATTGAATATTTAAAATCTTCTGTGACTTGTTTGTGTGTAAACCCTATAGCAAAGAACTGCTCGCACATAGAATACTTACTTGCATATTCAAACAAAGTTCCTAAATTATAATCAATGAAGCCCCATGTAGTTCTTCCCATTTCACAATTTCTTCGCCAATTTACATATTTTAGAAACTCTGCATAATGTGGATCGGACACAAACAATTTATCCAATTCATCAGCTGAATGTCCAGACAGAATATTGTTCAAAGCTTTCACTTTCCTGCCGCTCTTGCCATAGCAATCACCATTTGATAAATCATATTTGCAAGTTTTACCATCATCCAGATGGAAAATAATAAACTTACCTTGTTTTTCTGCCGTGATAATGTTTCAACTCCTTTTCTACCACAATATATAGTATATAATATTTATAGGCATACTATATGTTGTTATTATTTTTAACATCAAATTCCTATTTTATCATCATGTTATGCTCCCAATTATAATGCTTCATCGTCAAGTAGAAATCTGTAACATAATCGCATAAACTGTCAGAATCTCTAAACACTCTATCAGACATCTCAATCCACCAAGCATGTAATGGTTCAATATCTTTGTTCAGAATCAGTACAGGAATATGGTGTTCATATGCGATCGCAATCTCCATAGACGTTCCAATGCTTTTCGGATCATTTGCATTAACAATTACAAGATCGCTGTTTCTAACAAAGTTGGTATCAAATCGCATCACTTCTTTCTCTGTATCGAATAATTTTTCTTTAAAATTATAATAATCTACAGGGTTAATAATATTCATTGGCTTAGTATCGGCACATGTTTTTTTACATCGACTGATAAGTGATTTACGAATTTTTTCTCGCCACTCATTTTGTTTTGTAAACGATAAGTTTTGCATACCGCCAGCCAAATAAATCTGAAATATATTATTTTGCATTTAATTTCTCCTCCACTTTCTTCGTTAAATAATCCAAAATATCTTTATCTGTTTTAAATGCCTGAGTATCTTTCATAATCCTCTCAGCACTTAGAATACATTGATTCATCTTTTTAAAATTATCCACTGTAATATGTGAGAAGAATCTGGAATCTTCTTCGACAGAGGCAGGATTCTCACCTATCTTTGTATAATGAAATTCTTCACAGATCAGTAGCATATCTTTACTACTTGGAAATCCACCAATTCTAAATGAAAAATTAACTACATGTTGAATTACTTTTGGATTACATTTACTCTGCCAAAAATCTCCAATATGTACATCCATTATTTTCTTTCTCCTTTCATAACATAGGACTCAATCAATCCTTTCTTTAGTCGGTCATTCATATCCTGAATGGCTTCATCGATTGTTTTAAATTTACATGAACAAATATGCTCTTTGGTCAAATTAACAAATGAATATGTGCCATCTGACTTGTTCCTAAAAATAACAACCACTGATTCTTCTCCATCTGGTTTCTTAACAATAAATCTGAGTGCACCTTTTTGTGTTTCCTTTATATTTTCAAGTAAAATAGTATAATTGATTTTTAACCAGCTACCATTTGCCCATACTTGTTTAATTTTTTCTTCAGCATTTTGAAGTACACAATGTCTATAATCAATACTCTCGATATTATAGACAAGTGATTCAATGGCTTCTTTATCATTTTTTATTGTAATTTGACCATGCGTTCCATTTCTTCCATCTGCAATCGCATCAATAAATTCTTCTACAGTATATTCTTTATCAAGCACAACATCATATTTAGTATATTTATCGTTATCAGAACGTGGGCGTTTTATTAATTTAAACATCCCTATCACCTACTTTCTTATCAAATGTTTCTTGCAAATTTAACCAGAACTGACCATCATCAGCAAACCCATAATGGTCTGCCATTGTTTTCGCAAATTCTTTTGTAACACTTTGTGATCCGTCAATCAACCCTTGAACATAATCAACATCCATGCCAATTTTACTCGCAAGCTGATAAGGAGTCATCTTGCAAGATTCAACAAATTCTTCTAAGCATTCGCCAGGATGAAAAGCAATTTCGTCTCCAATCTTTACATACATTTTTACACCATTCCTCTCACAATTCGTTCATTTGTTGTCATCAAGAAGTTATTGATACGATCCCAGTCTGGTTCGTCTGGCAAATCAGTATTCATATAATCATAATCAAATTGATA